CCTAAAGTCTCACTCACAATCGTTATCGGTGTGGTGCGGTCTTCAGTGTAATTGTTGCTAGTATATAGTGTTGGTATTTTTGCCATTAACTTATCTCCATGTTATGTCAACCAATTTCATATTGGCTGGAATTTGTTCGGCTATCATTGCCCTTAAAACTGTTTCATATTCAGTCTTATCCGCAGTACTTATGTCCATGTTTTTAATGACCACATTAAAAAACTGTGATTTGATCCCGGGCTTTTTAAATTTAAACACGTTTTCGATTTCTTCAACGTAGAATTTTGTTCCAGTATTCAAAACCCAATACATGGTATTGTTGCTTGTGAACTTATTTAGGTACAAACTCTTAATATCACTCTGGGATGATTCCACACTAAATATTGTAAATTCGGATACACCGCCATTGAATGATCTATCAGCCAACTGTAGTGTTTCGATCAGGGAATCCTCTCCATCGCAATAACCACCAAGGTTCACCATTGCACCGTCCAAGTAACGAGTTGTTGTGGTTGCTGGTAGCACTGCGGTTTCGAGTAGATCATACCCAAGATACATTTTAATATCCGTTGTATTCTTGACAAATGAAAGGAAATTCCAATCTCCATTTAGTGTACTATATGGGGTAGTCATCGTAACCTTTGTTGGTGTGTTAACTGCTCCTACGATCATAGAATATTTCAGGTAGGGGACTTCACCGTTTGCTTTATATGCTATCTTGTTTATTCCGTAACCAGATAGATCACCATCTATTTCTCCCTGAATCGGAACATCAAGAGTAATCGTATTCAGTAGAACCATTTCATTGTTTTGAATCTTATAACGTTTGATGGATGATTCTGTTATCCAGTACACAACATCTCTAAGAGTATTGCTGACCATCTCCACAGCCAAGAAAACTGCATTCGGAGAACCAGCTCCCACCGCATCAATTGATACTCTATTGAATATCCCAACGTCATCCTTAGCCACCATATATAGATACGCAGTTGATGTTACATTCTGGTCGCTATCTGTTTCTTCTTCATCGTTCATTGTTAAGAAGTAATATGAATCGTTATCACATACAACTTTATTATATAACATTTGATATGATCCATCATCTGCCGTGAATTTAGGAACAACAACACCATCCCTTGTGAGTACTCCATCATTAACAACAAATGTTGTTCCGTCAATAAATGTATCTATCGATGATCCTTCTTCTGAACCTAAAGTTCCATCTGCATCAACATATATATAATTTCCTGATGGGACTGAACTCACAGTTGTTACTGCCATTGAATTTAAATTAAACTTACGCATATCGCCAGTGACCGTTTTTATGTATCCGTAATCATCATCTGCAATGATGATCTGTTCCCCTTGAATGTTTTCAATATTAACAGATTCAAGAACCCGGGCACTTGGAGATAACTTCAAGATTCTAGTTTCCGTTGAAATTGCATTGTATGCTGAAATCCAAATGTAACCATCCAAATCGACAGCAACTGATTCTGGATTACCACCATAAACCAAGGTGTTTATCAACTCGGAAGAGTCTGTGATATTAGCTGGAATTATACTGATCTTGCCCTCTCCCTGAGATGGGAAGATGTAAGAATAATACAACCCATGATTCATGTATTCTAATTTGTATCCACCCTTGTTGTAATGTGAGAATATCGGTGAAGATTGACCATCATTCCAATTTTCGGAATAAGCCCAGCAGTTCATCGTACTTTCATCTTCAACATCCAAGACGGTGGAGGGGGCTACGTGAATTTCGGAATCTGAATTGAAAAGCAGTGCGGTTTGCTCTTTAGAACCAAATCCAACGTCTAGGTCTACAGATGTAGAGTTTTCGTAATTGTAAATGGTTCCATCTAAATTATTATTAGACTCATCGTTAACGACACTTTCAGTATCAAAGTCACTCAGCAATAATACAAGATTTTCAAGATTGTCCCCCTTAAGGGATTCCAATACAGACAGTGAGCTATCAACACCAACGTGGTAATATTTGAAGTATTCTCTTGGGTTGATGGTCATCGTCGAGGTAACATCCCAAACTGGAGTTGTTGATGGATCATATGTGATAGAGTCATCATCAAGTACGCCCGTATAACTCATTGCACCTTCTATGCTGATAACACCCGGATCGAAATATCTTTCCATCCAAACACTTTGTGTGTCATCACCCGAAAGCCATGCACAAAGCCATGTTCCATTCTGTATAGATTGTACTCCACCGCCCCACCAAATTTGATCTTCGTATCCACCAAGTCTCTTATATAATCTATCTGATTGAATTGGAACTCCACCAACTACCGCACCGCTGTATTCGAAACCTGCGTCTTGAATTGATACGGATGCTGTTTCATCTGGGACGTGGAAGTATGTAAAGCCATTAGGTTTAAATTCCAGAGTACTACTGAATTCGCTTGAGAATCCCAAATTGATGTTTGAGTATCCTTCGGTTTGTGATCCACCACTATAAATTCTATTGTAGTCCCTAAAGTCTACAGTGTCTGATCCAGAAATTCCAGAAGTCTCAATCAGAGATAGTGACGAGTTGACCGTCTTAAAGTTTTTAGTTGGGATCAGATCAACGTAAAGAGATGCCGAAGATGTACCAACCGTTATGCTTGAAATTGGAGCATGCACAATCAAGTTTGTCGCTATTCCAGAGATACTAGTGTCTGAATCTAAACTCAAAACCGATGCTGTTGTGTTGTAATCTGGCTCAAAGAAGGTGTCATATCGAACCCATGCGTTTGATGACTCGAATCCACTTACTGCGAATGACCCTCTGACCCCTGTGCTCGAAAAGGCCTCAAAAAATCCGTAATCATTCGAATATGCATAGAAATCGCCGACAGAATCTAATTCACCAGTAAGACCAGCTTCACTGATTAATGTAATCTGATTACCAGTACCCAATAGTTTGATATGTTGGGATGACAGCTCGTCATATGCTGAAAGTGAAAGTGAATTGTCGGTGGAAATGGTTAAAACCTCATTCCTGTAAGGAATCTTGAAGAAATCGACACCAGCCACGGTCTTTACGTGCTCTGGGACGATAGAAAGAGCAAAATCTGAGCTAAGAGGAGTTGTAATTATATTTTTACTATAATCTATACCCAACACATCACCCGAAATAGCACCAACGTATAAAGCAAATGGCCCGACTGTGGGAATTGTGTATGATTCGTCCTTCAATTCACTCAATATATCCGCCGAGCTAGTCAACCCTAAGATTGTTCTCTTGTTGAGTTTGATGTCAACCAAGCCCTTTAACAACGGAACATCGTATAATAAATAACCATCATTCGTTGTAATAGCGTCTGTATCTTCACGGAAATCTATATCACTGTCGCCTTGATACACCAGTGATACTGGTAATACTTCACTAGAATTTAAAATCTTCATAATATTGCCTTTTAATTATTTACTGAGAAACCCACAATTTTAAATAGGAAAACTCGTAATAACATTCAATTAATTCCCTAATCTAAAGGAATACACTGAATATAGCGATTCAGGGTTGTTACCCCTTCTGTCATAAGCAATATATTAGAATCAGATACAGCAGTGTTCAGAAGATAGCGATCCTCCGTTGTGGCTGTTCCAGATGTGGATGTAACTGTCGGTGTTGTAATGACTATCTCGTCACTCTCATACCCACCAATCAACTTCAATGGGATATTAACTGTATGTGCCCCAGAAGCCGAAATATCACCAATATATGTGATGAACAGCTTGTCCAACTCTGGTGAAACTGTAATTGTTGGTGCTGGTACCACACTATTAAATGAATAATTAGCCCTCAATGCTGTCACATCATCTGAGATGTCATCGGTCATATTATATAATTCCACGAAATTCCCATCTGCATATGCATAAAGAATTAAATTAACAACACCAGCATCCAATTTGTATCTACATACATATAATGTTTCAGTTCTGTCATCATAGAAGTGTCCAGCAGGTGAATATCCAGTATCACCAGATACTGACGATATAACCGCCGATTTATAAGATGGAATTGTGTATGTTGTGTCGAAGTCTATAATCATCGCCGCCAAGTCTCCAACTGCATTCTCAAGAACAATGTTATCGGCGTACACATTTACTGATGATAGTGTAGTAATATCGAATTCAGCCAGTAGAGAATCCAACTGACCCGTGAAGTAGCTAACGAATGTCTTCGTTACTCCAGCAGTATCTCTTATGTATAATTCCACTCCAGATGTTGAGGTTCTATCATAGAAACTATCTAATTCTGTAGCACGATATGCCCCATAATTATTTCCATATATATCAACCGCCCACTGGTCTTCTGATCCTGAAATATTTATATGATCTGTATACCATTCGTCGATGTCGTAGATTTGTCTGAAGTCTGGTGGATAATCAACCTCGTCAGTCCAAACCGTATCCTCAATTCCACCCCATGGATCGATCTTATCATTGAGTCTAGCCATTCCCATGAATGGAAATCCCGTGTTCTCGTATTTGGTTTTGTATGGAACCATCTCTTGGTATAATCTGGTATTAGCCACGATTCCCTTTGCTCGTCCACTAGATGCATTGATGTCGATCCAGTTCAAGTATGATCTGAATACAATAGGTGAGAATTGATACTCCTCTGAATATGAATATCCATTTGAATATGTTGTCATAGATGGAAAGTTATCTTTCGTGCCAATGGTTGAATCATACACTGAATCTTTGTTAAGTCCCAATGCAATCGGTAACCCTATTTTAGATGGAATGTAATATCCACCTGAGTCTGATGCAGTGTAGATCATGTCTAATAATTCAACGCTTGCAATTGTTGGGAAGTATCTATTCGATATATTACTCCAAGGTTTTTTAGCATCAGAATAAGAAATGACATCTGTTCCAGAAAGCATGTAGTGATCTTCACCCATTAATGTCTCTCCAAGTTGTCCCTTAAAGTGTTCTACTGTCTCACCCGAGTCATAGTCCATATATCCTGACAATGCGAGGTCTCCGCTGATAGATGGGTTGATTGCATCGTTATCTGAAACCAGTGCATTGAATCCTGAAGATACAACCCAGTTTAGAAACTCTGCATTGGTTCCGTATATTGCAATGTTACCTGCAATATCGAAATAATCTGTTCCTGTGTTTGATGGGTCTTTGTCTAGATATTCGAGATCATCATATAACTCTTCGACATCTACACTTACACCACCAACTACATCGAGGAAGTCGTCTCCCTCAAGCTCGGAGTTGATTGCATGTGCATTCAGTAGAGTTCTATAAACCGCATCCTCTAACCCCTCGTTCGAATCTAAAACTTTATAGATCGCATTGGTATATTTTCCGATTGTTCTTCGGATAGATATTCCTCGTGCTATCTCTTTTAGATTCTGTACGAAATAAGGAATAGATGCTTTTAGGTCAGCATCACTTTCGTAATCAATATTCGCCAAATAAGCTGAGACATCTGTGTCCGACACAACAACACTCATCGTAGATAAGAAATTCTTGTATTCCTCTTTAGTCAACTCGGCAGTTGTTGATCCAGCATAACGATCTGTGTACCACTCGCTGACGTATTCCAAGTATTCAGAATACGGGTCTCCACCCAATGTGTTTGGGTCAATCGATTTGAGCCAATCTTTATATGATAAAATATTTATGTCCATTCTAAACCTCTTATGTGTAAACTGGAATTAATGCGGAATCGTCCCAATTTTTAATAGATAAATAACCCGCATGAACTGGTGTGTAATTCAACGTTACTATGTCGTTAATGAGTGAAACGCCATCTCCCACAATCGGTAATATATATCTATCTATCGTATATATGGGAATGTGATATGTATCTGTTCCGATTTTAACCTTTCCATAATAATCACTCGAAACACCCAATGATAACGACAACTCATTAAATCCCATTTGGATTTCCGTTCCAGTTATAGAAGCACTAGTTGTGAACACAGGCATCATGTAATCGGCTAATGGGGAATCCACATCGCACTTGGCTTGAACTCCACTCAACGCACCTACTACGGTTGTTGTCGGTAAAACCACTGCTTCGGTGTTTGTGTAGTTACCTAAACTGTTCAAATAGTAAGCACTGACAGATTGGGTGTCTGTGGTGTAGTCCACAGTAAGCCCTAAACCGTCATAAAGGGTCTGCGTGAGTGCCTCTTCAGCATATCCGCCATCTTCCCACCACTGATCCTTACTAACACCAGAAAGTGCCAATGTGTTGTATTCGTCGCTTCTGTTTATCAAACCAGCAGACTGGGCATTAACGGATGGTGTTTCGATATATTCGTATGTCTTGTAGTTGGTCACGAATGAATCCCTGAATCCATACTTAGAACTTAGAAGACTAATCAATCCAGTTTCAGGTGGATAGAATACATCGTTCCCAGAATTGTCAGAGATGAATAGGTCATGAATAACAAATGGGGTTCCAACCGTCATAGTTGTTAAATTGGTTACTGGAATTTCATCACCCATATTAGCTGGATGTATCTGTCCACAAACCGCACATTCTATTCTATGTTCTGTACTCTGATGCTGGAAGTTTCTATTACATTGATAGTCCTCTCCCTTCAATCTATTATATGGAACAGAAACAATATTCATCCAACGATCAAGATCGGCTGGGTAGTTTGGTGCAAGGTTAACGTCTTCCATGTTAAGACTACCGAATATGGAATAAAGCTGATCTATATTAGCCAAATCCATATCCATGTGATTGAATACAAAGTTTGAAATCTTTTCGTAGAATTGTCTACCAAACTTCTGATATTTCCCTTCAGCATCACCAACGGTGTTACCGATCAGGTCATCCCATAAATCAACGAATTCCTTCTGATAATCTGTAAGAAGATATGACTTAATTTGCGCCTTCATGTCCCAAGAATCGTTGTATCTTCTAAGATCGAAAGCATCACTAAACGATTTAACTTCAAAATCATTACTACTTCCACTGAGAAGGACAGTTTCGGTTCCAGAAACGGTATCGTAATCTGTTCCATACTTGTAATCCCAATAGGAACCCGTCCAGTCTCCGTAGGCCTGAAGCGATTGTACTGCTTCTCCTGATACTGCGGATATTTCAGTGATGGTGCCATCTACGTTCACAACTGTGTATTCGTCATGTGGTGTTATCTTAATTCCATGTAGTTCGTAGTCCACACCATCCGTTTGTATAAATTGGTGTCTGTTGATTCTGTAAATGACATTGGAGTAAGTGTCGATGACATTGGTGTAGCCCTTCGTGTGGCAGGCTATTCCACCAATAACGCTTCCATCAGCCAAGTCGGATGAGATTGGGAGTGTAAGTGTTGGGAAAGTTGATACGCTGGTTACAGTTGATGCATTTTCGACTGCACCGATCTTATTTCCATCGTATCCAAACCAAAGTGTGTCGTCTGAATCGACTGCAACATATTTAGAGTCTACACAGGTTACTATTTGGATTGGTGTGGTGTATAACTCTGTGATTACATCATATTCTCCACGATATATTCCACCTGATACGCCAAGATTACTCGTATAAATATAACCATCTTTATATGCCATGTTGAATAAATCTTGTCCCGAAAATTCAAGGTCGGCACTATAAGTTCCATCATCTTTAAACTTCACAATGAAATTTGTATCATCATTGTCGTATAAAACGTGAACCTCATCGGCTTCATCAGTAAAGACATCAACTGGTCTTAGGTATGTTCCCTCGTATGCACTAGCTGGAAGAGTTACAGCGAAATCTGGAATGTCACTAGATGCAACAGAGAAGAATGTCTCTATGACACCATCCTCATCAATCTTAACACCAGACGTACTGTTAAATAGTGTGACGTATGCATTATTACTACTATCGACAGCAACTGCATTCGGGCCATACCAAGTGTATTCTAAATCTGCATATGGAAGTGGAGCATTGGCACTAGGACTTCTAAGGTCAATAGTATATAGTAACACTCCATCCTCGTCTCTCTTATAAATTCTGTCTAGTTCGAAATCGGTACACCAGACGTTTTTATCACCGTCCATGGCAATACCATAAATACCAGATTGACCACTCAATTCATTCACATTGGTGCGAACATCTGCTGAAGCGGCATAGTATGATGAATTGTAGTATGGAACGTCGAATCCAGTACTAAATGCCTCTTGAGCGAGTGCACCAGCATTGTGCTCTGCAATTCCTGAAAGTGCAGATAGTGATGTATCGATTACAAAACTCTGTAAACTGTGAAGTTTGTTAGATAGCACATTTGATACCCACATTTGATTGGTAGATGGGAAGTCGTAATCTGCATTATCATATGTCACAGTTGTAAAGCCAGAAACAACAGCAACGCCCGTTTCAACCAATGGAGTTACTTCGGTGGAGACCCATCCTCCAGTAGAAATACCACTCGCCAGTTCATACGGTAGAAATTCAGCACTTAATGGATATGGAGTCTCTTCGACTTCACCAGAAATCAATGGAGTAATTCCATATGTCAGTTCGTTTGTTCCACCAATGGAATCATACTTCGGTAAATTGTAAAGTATAGGATAGTCAACGGCTTTCGTTTTAAGTGTATGATATCCAGAAGCAGGAATCCCGTGAATTGTAGAATATGAATCAATACCGTCACCTGCGTATTGTTTATCGTGAATGTCCAATGTTCCGTTTTGTGAAAAGTGTAAGAATGCAGGCTTCACCGCATTAACCGTGAATGGGATTGCCTTCATTATTGTACTATTGTAAACAGATTCAAGCTTTGTGTTCCCGTCACGAGATTCTATGTCATAATACTTGAATGTATCCAAGATAGCCCATAGGATAACTGGTGATGCATATTCAGTTGGCATGGAGTCTCTGTAATAAAATTCTATAGTACCAACTCCACCACGAACATCGCCATCTTCGTCAACGATCTCTGTGTGATAGTCAATCGACATTCTCTCTTCTATTTCATCTAAATCTGAATCGAGAAACACCCATGTTGGTTTTAACCTCGACCAGTTGTTGTGAAGCTCCGATGCATAGGGTATTGATTTGGAGTTTTGCGAATACAACTCAACCGACAACTCCTCATAGTTCGACGTTTCCGCTGAAACTGATAAAACAAAAGAGGTTGATGGAATCATACCCATATCCGTGTCTAACGGACGGGTCACAATCTGCATTCCCTCTACGAATGTCTCGCTACTATTCAGTACACTAGTTGTCATGTTATTCCTCTACTTCAACGATAATCTTATCTATGAATTCATCCTTATTGTTCAAGTATGGAACTTGGAAATATTCATATGTTTTATTTCTAAGCAGGGCTTCGATGTCTTGCTCATAAACTGGATTCCAAGATACAATACTCAACCCATTGTATGACAGGTCGCTATCGGTTCTGGTGGTCTTGATACTCACAACACCGTCCACTCCTAGGATTCCACTATTCAGGTCTGAGAATGAAATAGTCATTCCGAGTTCAGTCTCATCCTGTGAGAAATAATCTTGGAATACCTCATTGACTTCTGAAATAATCACATCGTCTGTTCTGACTGATGTTTTACTCTTAACAATGACCAACTGACTTAAGTCTACATCATCTGGTGTAAGTGTGGTTGTAAGGTCATTAATACCCACATCCACTGCCATATAAACTGGATCGGCAATGATCATTTCACTATTCAAGAGCTTCTGATCCTGTAAACTACTAACGATTGATTGCTTCAATGCTGGTGATAAGAATGAATTATAATCCTCTGTACCAGACTGAATCTTAGGTCTAACAAATGAATATACATTGTTAAAGCTACAAGCGTCTGCAAATGTAACCTGATTGTATAATATTCTTGATACATTCTGTGGCTCGTTTTCTCCGAGTTCATAGAAATATTTCATGTATCCATTCATGTACTCCCAGTTATCAACAGTGCTTACATCAGATACAACATTTGAATACAATCTCTGGATTGCCCGACTGTAGTCTGCGGTCTTGGATAGAGTACCCTTAGACTTGACTTCAAGAGGTGCACGAGTTCTAATCTCATCCACGGTTTCTGGTTCGGAAAATGGACTTGATGGAACTGTGTTTGAAAATTGTACATTCTCTGGTGATGCGGTTGTTCCGATATTAATAACATCTGTGATGTCTGTAAATATCTCGGTGAACTGCTGACTTGCAAATCTAATGTACTTGGTTCCTTCTGGACTCAAATCGCCAACAGAAACCTGATTACCATCACCATCTGTCTGAAGGTAGTAGATCGCAACTGCATCTTCAAGCTGAAGTGCCTTACCATTAACATTATCTCCGAAGGTTAACTCATAATCCTTGGATTCATTAAAACGTGCTTCAAATACATTATCTGAGGCTCCAGCGGTTGAAAGTGAATCTAATCTTTCCCACTTCTCCCAAATTGATCCTTTACCTTGAATATATACATCAATGTTGAAATGATCAATCTTAACATTATTCCCGGGAGTTAAGAACACTACTTCATTTGTATCACCTTGTGCCTCATAAAGTGGGTATTCGTAGAACTTACCCTGATAGAGCAGAAACTCATCAGTGATGTTGTCTATTTCTTCACTCTTAAACACCACATCGGATGGGAAGGAGTATTGTACACCACCAACATTCACGTATGAATATCTAGGGATGTTGTAAACCGAGGAAGTTTCAAGGCCAGTTGATGCCAAAGAGTAAGGAAGGATAGAAGTTTGATATCCAACGGGATTATACCCAAACATCTTAACAATTCGATTCATATTCTCATACAACTGAACATCTGTGAACACTCCTTCTGATGAAGTCTGGTTGAGATAGAACATCAAAACGTTAAACGTATATGATATAACCTCAATCACACTTGAGAAATATGATCCCTCAAAGTTCTGATCTGTGAATTTACTATCCCCAGCATTCAGACTGTCTTTGATATATTGTTCTATTGTGGTCGCATCAAACTGAATGTACCCACCTTTCTGTATGTAAAAATCTTTAGCCATAATATTATCCTCTTACGAACCCTTCACCTTGAAGGAACTTTCCTGCAAACTGAACACTCTGTTTCAGTGTTGGAATATACATTTCCATACCAATCACATACATGTGAGCATCAGGATAGGGTTGAACCGTGATTCGATCCATATCAACTCTAGGTTCCCATCGTCCAACGCTATCCTTGATTGCTTCTCCGATAACGCTTGCCATTCCTTCGGTTACGGGTCTGAACAAATACTGCTGTAAATCCGATCCATATTCTGGAAGTAACAACCTTTGACCCGGAAGCGTGTTGAATAACACAAATAGTGAATTGTACACTGCTTCTACGTCATATGCAATTTTGATATCCACAAGATTGGTCTCGGCAACTGTAAAGTTACCTTTAACCTTATAGTCGTTAGTCAAGTCCATATACATGTCACTGTACAAATACTCGACTGATCCTGTGTCCTTTTTCTTGATAAAATCTAGATTAACCGATCCCATAATAGTTTCCTTATAATTATTTAGACGAAGGGATTGATATTGGAATAGTATATTTATAAAGATTTTAGGTTATTTAATTTAATATATATTGTGGAATTATCGTTTCATTGTGGTAAATAATTAAAAGGAGAACTTATTATGTTTAAAGGACAATTTGAAAAGATAACAGAAAGCACCTTAACTCGCTACCAGCAAGGCGGTATCATGGCCGGAGATATTGTTAAAATTAATGACAATGCACTAAAACATGAGAAAATCAAAGATATGCCTGAAAATATGAAGGAAAATATCAAAATGCTCATGGCAACCGACCTACATTTGGCGGTTACTGCCGTTACAAGCACATGGCCTAGTCAAGGTGGAATGGGAGATGGTCTTGGATTAGGAGCAACTACGGCACCAACCGGATTCTGGGTTTCAGTTGCAGTATTGCACTCGCCCGGGTTTAAAGGTGACCCAATCGCCCTTCCTATCGAAATCCTCGAAAGACAAGATTTCGGAGCAAACCTCCCACCTGTACCAGATTCACTCAAACATGTAACCAGAATCACAATTAAACCTGAAGATGCCAGCGAGTACAAAACTAGAATGGGTGAAGGTGTAGACCCAGTATACGAAAGTTTAGAAGACGTTTACGATGATACAGTTGGTAATACCTATCCATGTGGTGTTCCTCTGAAGAGTGGCAAACCAAATCCAGAAGCTGGACTTGGAGCTAACTTTGGTAAGGAGGAGGCTCAAGTCGCCGTTCGTGTTCCATTGGAACCTACAGAGGAACTCAAGGTTACTCTTGACGATGCAGGTATCGGTTGGTCAATAGTTGGTGACAATAGAATCGAATTACATGGGACAATGGGACAGATTCAACCGTATATTCAGGAATTTGCTAACCAATGTGGGTGTGAATTGGATGTTGAGGTCGTTGAAGAACCAATAGTGGGTATAGAAGCCCCTGTAGCCCCTGAAAAGGATGAAATAGGCCATAAGGCACTTCCAATGGACGTTCCACCCAAGAATGACGAAGAGGGGCTTGAAGAGGCTTATGGTGGCATTCATGGTGGTGTATCCATTAAAGGTTATACAATCGAAGTAGCCACTGCATTTGCAGAAAATCTTGTTCAATATCTTGCAACAGAAAATATCAATCACGAAGTCGCTGTTGAAGGCGGAAAAACACTCGTTGGAATCAGATCAAAGGCAACCGCCGAAGACCTGACAATTGATATCCAAAAGAATGTTATGGGTGACATGACATATCTAAAGGTTTACGAAAATTAAAAGGTCAACTCCGAAAAGAAGGGGACTCGAAAGAGTCCCTTTTTTAATACATTCTTAAAAGGGTAGCGTAAGCGTTAATCTCCTTATCAGCTACCATTTCATGCTTGTGTAATCCAGATGATAACTCAATCAAGTAATTACGCTTCACGTCATCGGTAACATTACAGGTTTCAACATAGTTGAACATGTCAGATAACAACTCTCTGTAGTCATTCGAGAACTTAGAGCCATTTTCTATCATTAAGGTTCGCAATGCATGTGTATCCTTCTTCTGTAGGATGTGCTTGAATAAATCAACAACAATCTTCTTATGTTCGACCTTCTTCTTGGTAATGACCAGTTTACCATCAAGTGTGTCCCTTTGTATTGCATTTACTGCTTTACGAAGATCAGGGTAATACTGCTTGACATAGCTAATTATCTCGGGCTTCCTATATTCGACCTTCTCTGCATCCAGCACCTCAATACACCTTAAGATAAATCCCTTCATTGGTGGTACAATGTGATAAGCAATACATCTGCTCTCAATTGGATCAATGATCTTGTTCAAGTAGTTTGAAGTAAGTATAAACCGTGCCAAGTGAGAGTGTTCCTCCATCACATTACGCATTGCCTGTTGAGCACTACTGCCACTGCCACTGCCAACACTAGACATTCCCTCACATTCGTCAATAATGACAACCTTGAGCTTACCGTCTATTGATTTCCGTTCTGCAAAGTCTATGATGAGTCCACGAACAACATCTACGCCCGATTGTTCACTGCCGTTGATGTATAAATACTGACAATCCAGTACCTCATTGACTATAACCTTGGCAAGTGTTGATTTTCCACCACCTGCATTGCCGTAAAACAAAAGGTGAGGGATTTCTCCCGCCTCTCCCCATTTTAGAATGTCATTCCTTAATTTTGAATCCAAAACCAAGTCATCAAGCTTTTTTGGGCGATACTTTTCTATCCAAAGGTTTTTATACTGATCGATTTTATTCATAGGTATAAAGACTAACATACCCAGATGAGCATGTCAACCCTTAAGCTTAAAATTAACCATTCAGCAATTCACGGCCTGTATAGCCACCATTACTCATGTCTCGTTCTTTAACTGTAGTGTCTTCCTGAAGTCGTACACCACTAGCAGTCGCTAAGAAACTTAGCAATGCGTGAATCTTCTCTTCATTAACCTCAAATGTTCCATGACCCTCAACTGTAACTTTCATATTATTCTCCTTAAACACGTATATTATCAAACATTAAGTTGAATTACAACGAGTTTGTGTAAGTATTTATGGATATTCTTATGAAAAACAAGAAAATAGTCGTAAATAGTTACAGGAGTTACCATGGAAAATGAAGATAAATTAGAATTTAATGATTTGCTAGAACAATTAGCAGATGAAGAGTTATTAGAAGAGATTAAGTCAGATGAGCGGTTCCCAACTGTTACAGACGAGAACGTAAATGACTTTGTTCTTGAGTATGGATCTAAACTAGTCAAGGATGGAATGGATGCGATTGATAGGGTTAAACCTAAAATCACATCAGGACAGGATGCAGATGAAATTTCAGCATTGTCGGAGTTAATGAGAGCCATGAATTCTACTCTTGGCACATTGACAAAAATATCACTCCAAAATAAGAAAGATGAGAGTGAACGAAAGAATACCGAGTTAACCTATGAGAAGAAGAAAGAGTTGACAGGTGTACCCAGAACCCAAGTGCTTATTGGAACACGGGAAGATATAATGAAAGGCATGATGAAAGCTGTCGAAGGTGAAGTCATCGATGTAGAGGCCAAGGAAATAAAGGAAGATGAAAAATAAGATTTCTTACGGAAAAGTATACACCGATGATTCGGGAAAGCATATGCCTAATATATTTGGTGCATTTGAACCCGACAACATCTCATATAAAAGATTATGGCCTAATGTTGTTGATGGCTTTTTTGTCTTTAAGAACACCGAAGCCCTCATAACGGCTATTCAGGGGAATGTGCGTGTTATCATTGCCCACGATGAATGTGGGAAGTATAAATTTGAACAGTATTACCTGTCTGAGTTAGATGGTAAGATATTGAAGCTCGATGAAGAAACCATGTTTGCTGTACACAACCTTGATGAAGGTAAAAGTGGATTCATGATTGGAACATATGTCGAGAATTTGGATGTTACATTTATTAATAGTAACATCTTTAACTGGAGGAAGAAGACACCATGAATTTTTTAGATTATCTATGTGAAGAGAGTATGGAAAAGACCCTATTCGTCTTATTCAATAAGCACAGCAAATATGCACTATCCAATCGTGACGGAGTTTTCGAAACATGGGCTGTTAGTCCAGAAAAGGCTCGTGCCAATATCCTATACAGATTGAAACATGATGAACCTGACCGATATTACGATGATGTGTACCAACACCAAGACGAATATGAGGTCATGACCAAGGATCGCTACAATGACATTATGGCT